CCTTGCTCGAAGGTGCTTTAGTGGTGTTTTTATTTGTAGTTTTATTGGTAGCCATATATATCTCCTTTTACTTCTATAAGAGGGGCGCATGGGCGCCCCTCTTTATTTTTTTAAATACAATAATTACTCAGTAGAAAATTACAGAGCAATAGTACCGTACTTGGAACCAACCACAGCAGACACGCCGACTCTTAATTCGACAGAGATGCCATAACGTTTGTCAGAAGTGGATTCGGGGTTGAACGAAACAGAAATTTCGTCGCCTTCGAAAACTATCTTAACAGGACGAACGCCGCCGACAGGAATCATGTAAATTCTATTGTCGGGAAGAGCGAGGGTGGCAGTGCTATTGGTAGTGCCGGGGATAAGAACATTGTTAAGACCAACAAGGGGAACACCAAGATACTGATCAAGGTATCCAACTTTGTTCATCTCTTCGCCTATCTGGACCTGGAAGTTGCCCTGCAGCGAAACATTGCTGAGAGCCACAGCGGTACCGATAGCAATAACGTTCATGCCGCCATTGGCAGCAGAAACTCTTTCTCTAAGGGTGCCCCAAAGAGTCGGAGTTACGCCATTGGTGGTATAAGCAGCACCGAAATCGGTGGTAGCCTGAGTCATGCCTTTAACGGCTTTAAGGAAGATGTAAGCCATGAACGAACGGCCGATCTTAAGAGCGAAGTTGCCCATATCGAACACGCCCGCCACGAACGGATACCAGTCAATGCAAGCGTCCACGGTAAGGGGAGCAGCATTGACGGTGATTTCGTCATCGAACATCGGCTGATCAACGCCCTTGCGAACGCCTTCAGCTTTAGAGTTAACTCTGAAAAGATCATTCGATTCAATTATGAAACGAGCGGTCTCGCCGTAGCCAACTTGATGAACATCGGCAATGAACTTAGAGAAAGTATCGTTAACCACTTCGGGAACGATAGCATTGATAACCTGTGCGATCACCGCATTGAAGTTATCGCGAACGGTGCTGTTGTTTTTAACCATAGGACGGTTGTAAACAGCAAGGCCTTCAGCTTCGAAAGCAGCCTCATAACGGGTGCCTTCAACGCCTTTCTTACCCATAGCGTAAAGCAGGTCTTTGTTGCGAGCTTCATAATCAGCAGGTTTTCTGCCTTCGTAGCAGGCTCTCGCAAGGTCAAGGGTGCAATCAACGAGCGAGTTGAAGGACTCGTCCGTGGATTTCGTATAAGCAAAATATTTTTCCATTATATTAACCCTCCTCCTTTACAAATTAGAGCTGAACGACTTCAACGAGGTAGATGGAACCGTTAGATTTCATACCAGTCGTGAGGTCTTCTTTAATAAGAACTTTAACGGCAAAGCCAGAACCAGGAAGAGAAGCAGCTGCTTTGTGAGTGAATTCACCAGCTTCAGCAGTAGCAAACTTACCAACAGTGGGTTCGGTATCGAAGTTGTCTTCGCCTATCCAGTATTTGTCGTGAAGAGCAAGTCTACGAGCTCTAGCTATGGTACCAGCAGGAACCTTCAGACCATAGAGCTTGTTGCCCATTTTGTAAACATTATCGGCAATAGCGCCTTCAGAAATGCCAGCGTAGTCAACAATGACAACTTCATCGGTAGCAGCCGCGGGGGCAGCAACGATATAAGTGTCATATTCAAGACCGTCCAGACCAGCAGGATCATAAACGGTGTTAGGAGCAAGATCGCCACAGACGACGAGAGCGCCATCGGGGAGTTCTACGTCAGCAACAACGTTAGTCAGGTAAGAATCGGCAACGCCACTAAGCATCTTACCTCTTTTAAAAACATTAGCCATAGTTTAATTCTCCTTTTAAATGTAAATTAATTTTTGGTTTAACGTATATATAAAACTAGATCTATCGCAGGATCGACTTCGGCGATATCGATAGAGCGACGTCTCTGTCTTAACAAGGTTATCTATTTGCGTAATCACGCAGGCGATCCCAAGAGCTAGCAGAGGCTTTCTTGGAATCTTCTTTTTTGGAAAAGACGGAATTGGTGTCGGGGGTTGAGATTGGTGCGCTAAATGACATTTCAGAAGCACCGTCTGTCTCTTCCTCCTGGACTTGTTCGGGCGCGGTAGCCATGTTTTGCTCAAGAAGCGCCATAGCAACCTTTACGCGCAAATCATCAAGAGAATTAATTTCTCCGCTTTCGCACCTTTGAGTAAATTCAGTTGCACTTTCAGAAGATATTTTCGACGAAGCAATTAACTTCTTGGCAGAGGCCACAAATTCCGCATGCTCAAATTTTGCAATTATTTCAGAAGCAGACTGAAGTTCGTTTTCAATTACGGCCTTTTCACCCTCGAGCTTCTCGTAAGCTTTTATAAGAGCATAGTGATCCGGATACTGCTGCAGCTTACTTTCATAGGCAAGCTTTTCATCATCAACCTAACCCTCCGCGATAACAGCAGCAAGATTAGTTAAGTCTGCAAGGATACCGCGCACAGAATTAAGCGAACGACTTAATACATTAATAATATATTCACGATTCTCAATCTCTTCCGGCGCATTCTGGTAATATTCTAAGCATTCCGCGATATCACCGTCTTGCCAGTCAAAAGAAGATATGAGCCAAGCTACATCTCTCATCGGAGCGTGCTCACATTCTTCACACTCTTCACAAGAATTTTCTTCACGTATGGTCTCTTTTTCCTCGCAAGGCTCTGCGTCTATAGCTTCGTGTCTACCGCCGCACTCAACGGCTTTTTCTTCGCATTCGCAAGGAGCTTTACCGCAATCAGGGCAAACCTCTTCACATTTTCCTCCACACTCGTCGGTTCTTTCTTCGCCGCAGGCTTCCTCTGCTTCCACGGCAGCGCCGCATTCACAAGAAGCGCCCTCGGTCTCAGAACAAGTGTCCTCGAAATTCTCCGTAGAAGAATCAGAGGTTTCAGAGATGGAGGTATCCGTCACAACTTCTTCAGTTGCAACGTTTTGTTCAAATTCCTCTGTGGAATTAAGAACTTCTTCCATATTTTTCTCCTTCTTAACTTCGGTAGAGTTATCGAGTTTTTCATAAGCCAAACGCAAGGCCTGGACTTGCCTATCGTAAAGCTCTCTGCCCATTACATCCACTACCGACAATTCTGCATTTTCTATTCCAGGCTCAACTTTTATACCGTTCCTGGAACCTAAAATTGTAACACCAATAAGCTCAAACTCATTGATTTTCATTACACCGTTTTCAAGCATTTCATAATCGAGTATATCTACCTCAACAGAAATGTTTTTTGCGGGGCCGCCATTTTTCTTTGCACGGCGAGCATCTTTAATTAATCTTTTTACTTGCTTAAAATTATACTGAGACCAGAGCGCGCATGTAAAGGTAATCCAATATAAACCATCGGATCCCTGTATAATTTTACGCTCGTCAGATTCACGAATGATCCCAAGTATTCTCTCACCTTCGGTGTCCCAGGTATCAAAATAGGGAAGGTCTGTTTCGCCGTCTACCTTCCACTCCCCATTATGGGAAACGAAGTCGCCCTGTTTGAAATATCCCAAAATAGGCTTATTAACAAAAGTACCAATGGATCTTTCCATAGACTCTTTTGTAAACCAGGAACCGTTTCGGTTGGGGTTGGCGCTGCTAATAGCGCGCATTTGCAATTCAAGAAAATCTTTTTTTAATAATTGAGTGACGCTGATTTGGTCGGCGTCAACTTCCAGAAAAAGTCTGGTATTATTATTTGCCACTACCTTCAGTGCCCCCCTTTTGTTTTAAAAATTGTTCTTTGGTCGGCAGAGCATCAAACCGGGACATAATATCGGACACGAAAGAGTTGCCGTTTAATTCATCATAGGAATCATATAAATCGTGCAAATTCTCGTAATCATAGTCATTTCTGTACCCCTTACCGAGACAATCATAGTAACAACGTAAAATATCGTTACGCAGCGTCGATAATGTGCCATTGCCAATTTTTTCCAAACGATCGTTAATATAATCCATTTTGTCACATATCGGTTTGACCTCTTCGGCAATAATATTACGAATCTACTCTGCAGACTCTTTTTGTTTCAGTTCTTTCACATGCTGGCTGTTCGCAACTTTTTTATCATGAAGATCTTTCCAAACGAGACTACTTACTGTTGAAAGGCTGAGAACAGACACAACTAAAGATACAATCTAAAGCCATTCCATTTTCTTATACCCCCATCACTCAATCATCATCGATATTAATGAAGTGGGTATATTTCTTAATATGTACATTTAATTTGTTCGCATCCATCTTACCAGCAGCATCAAGCCACTCTTCGCTCTGCTTTACGTAGTCTAATAATTTCATTAAAAATTCTTCCGCAAAAATTCTGACTTCGTCGTCATCATTTAAGTCGGCGACTTCAATTAATTCACGTACATATTGTCTTAAATTACCAAGTGTTTCTACGAGCGCTTTAAAAACATCAACAGGTTCCTCATAATCTGTCGAATAACCGCCGATCGGATACCTTACAGGTCTGGCGGAAAGCTTCAACATTTGATCAGACACCTCGTCTGCCAAAGCCGGCATAGCGTGCGCCACATAGTGATGAACAACTTCAGCAATTCTATTATAATAATGATAATCCAGACTATACGCAAGATTATCAATAACCGCGTTTGCGTCAAAAAGCATCGCGACAAGTTTATTCATACCTTCGTATGAATCTCTAGACATACGCATAATTATATCCCCCCAAAAATATTACTCTCGATTGTCCGCAATATTATCTCCCCGTGCCTTGCTCGCAGCGGTGGCATCATTCTCAACGTTTCCGTCATCAATTGACGGCCGCCCCACCTCTCCTGAGCCAGATCCATCATCTTCTTCGGCTTGCTCGACGCCGAGCTCTGCGTTTTTAAGCATCGTGTACGTCATAAAGTCTTCGTAGAATCCCAGGGTTTTAATATACTCTGTTATGGCCTTTGTGTCGCGCATCGAGATTCCTTCCGCGGACATGAGTTTGGGAAGAAGTGCAATGTTACCATTGGCCACGATTTCTTTTAGATATTTTTTATCATTATCGTTATTGAAAATGTCACCCCAAATACGAATTTTCCATTGATATTTTAAACCAAGCTTGTGCTAAAGAATAAAATTAAAAACACGTTCGAATTGAAGGGTCACATATCTTTGCTGAGAAGCGGCTAATTGTTTTGCGACAGTTACTTGTGCCACATTTGGCTTATCTGTTGTGATTGTAAGGCCACCTTCACCTGCCGAAGTTATGAAATTACGAGTAGCGTTGTTAACTATATCAGAAGAATTAACATCGGCAGAAAGCTGTTGTAACTTCAGATTTTTCGCCGGGAACAACCACGCCTCGACATTAGTTGAAGTCGCACTATTAAATTGATCCATATATCCACGCAACACTTCTGGGCTAAACACGGATTCATTTTTGCCCGCACGAGGCTACGAAATAGTTTCTATTTCTCCGGTTAACACCGCCGTTAATGGCGTACTGGCAATTAATCCGGCAAGTTGACCATAGTCTGTCAACTCTTGAAGCTTTAACATTAACCCCATAGTATCGGGGGCCACCCAGGGCTACGAATTGTCGCTGCCAAAAGTGTAACAAATATCAAATGGCATACGTAACCAGAACATATAATTTTCTTGACGCCCTTTTTTGATAATTTCAATAGTAGACGGATAGGTTTCGTCTTTGTACTTAAAAGCATATGACGAGGCTTTTTCAAGGTTAAAGGTATATTTACTATCCCCCGCACCTTTAATTACCACCCCTGTTTCAACCATATCCGCCCAAGCGGCCTCAATAAACTCACCAAAATCACTCGGGGAATTGGCGATATTTAAAAAATACATCATATCAAAAGATATGGTAAAACCCAAAAGCCCCCTACCTGTAATTTTAACCCAGTCGGTGGGCATTTTTTGGAAAGTACAAAAAGCAGTTTTTTTGTTTTTCCCCGTGCCCGTAAATTTATTACGCAGCAAATAACTAGACTTACCTTCGCGTTTTACTTCCATTGAAATAGTTTTTAAAGTCCCAGGAACCCCAAAGGTTTCGAACCAATTCTACACAAGTGCATCCTCTTGCTCGAAATCTTCTTTGGAGTAGGCCCCCTCCTCAGAAAGGAGATCAGGCACTATAAAATAATGAAAATTCGGTATATCACACGAACGTCTCAATATATTATAATATATAGATTGAGAACTTGAATTGGCCCAAGCCAGACTCCTTAATTCATGTTCGTGGTTACCAGGGCTCTCTAAAAACTCAGCGATATTGACTTTGTTAAACTTTTTTGCGCGAGAATAAATATCTTTAATCCTCTGGTTTTGCAAAAAGGGATTTAATTTATTCCATTTATCTGCAATGGCTCCAATTTCTGAGCTCCCTCCCAACATCGCCATGTGTTGGAAAGTTGTGTTCCACCTACGCGTAAGGTCTTCAATGGATATATGCTCCTGTGCATCTTCCATATCGAGTCTTTCTTGCGTTTTTTCGTCGACCACTTCGTCGATCTCGCTTTTTTTGGGACGGCCGAGTTTTTTAACCTGGCTAATGTCCTCTGAAGGTTCAAGTTTTTTCTTGCTCAATACACTCAGCCTCCTCCGTTTTAATATTATTTTGATCAAGGGCCTATTGCTACGCAACGCGTTTTATTTCTGCGTCCAGCATATCTAACCCCTTAGATATATTACGAAAAACCTCCTAAGAGTGGTCTTCGTATGTTTTGTAGTTTATTTTTATAAGTTTATCTAAAATCCAAGCGTTAATATCTTCTTTTTCTCGAAGATCGGTATTCTTGTCGTAAATTTGAATATAAAAAGATTTAACGCCATTCTTTTTTAATAAATAACGTACCTTAGACTCGTCCACTTCATAGGAGTCAACATTAGCAAAAAATATATATTGCCCATCCCAAATTAACCAGCCTAAAGAACCGAAAGTTTTTAAAACTTTCGCAACACTAACGGTTCCATCGTTAAAATTAGATATTATTTTACAACAAATCATACCTTTCTCCTTTTGCTTCGATATTACTGAATTTTAAAATTTGCTTTCTGTCCTTTATTAATAAAAGGAGACGATCCCGAAAAGGGCGAAGTTTGCCTGTGACACCCTCCTTCTGCACGTCGAATATTATCGAACCACGGAGTGTCGGCACCGTTATGGGTGTCTCGAGACTAGGAAAAGAAATCGCCATAATTTAATTCCACGCCATCGCCAAACTCATCTTGTTCGCGTAGATTGCGTATCTCCCAACAAGCAAGCACAAAAACATACGCACGGTCATCGTGCATAATGTTGCGTTTTTCGGGGGGCAACTAATAAGTAATATTTCCCGAGGTAGGAGATTTCATACGAATAATAGCCGTAATTTCCTCACGCATAAGATCCATTTGTATCAAAGATGCTTGTTCGGCCTTAGATAACTTGCGTTCGGTTCCGTCTTCGAGGACAAGAATATCATGACGCGGACAAGGGGGAGCAAATTTTATTCCTCCCTGCGGAGTAAGGAGCTTCGCCGCCTCAAATAGCGCGTTCCTATATTTACGCGGTTCAACTATCTTTAATGTCCCCGCAACACAACGTTGATAAGGCTCTGCCCAGCGTGTTGAATAGTCATTGTTCTCGTCATAAATACCCGGGTGGGTTTTACCCTATTTATCAGTCCAATCTTTGGCCAGCTCTTGGGCAATCGCGGATGCCTAACCACCGCTACCACCATCCAAAAGTACAGTAACGTTTTCATAGGGAATTATATTTTCTCTTCCGTTATATTCCCAAAGCATTTCTCGAATACGGTCGACTTGTTCTTCAACGCGCATTGGGCGTTTCGAACCATCGCCATAAGTTACCACAAGGTTTTCCATGTGTATGCATCGACCACATATCTGTTCTTCTTCATTTCTAAAGACGTCCATAACAAGCACGGGGGCATTATCCACCTTACTTGCAGGGTCGTATGCAATGATGTACTTGTGTTTTCGGCCGCCCCAAGATGTGCTGGGAACAAACACCTCGGTGTTTGCAAAGATATCCGAACGCGACACAACACAATCTTCGACATTAAAGTTATCAAAAATGTTGTAATACTCGCGCCGGGCCGCTATTTCGTTCTCTCGCATTTTACGATCAATTTCTGCCTAAGAAAGCAGAGGGGTGACCGGGTGCCCGTTGACCGTGGGGGCTTTTGGTATCTCGCAGCTAATATCAGCCACAAAGTACCTAGAATCACCGGCCAGCATCTGTTTAGTACCGTCTTTGTATTTCTAATAAAAATACGATCCGGTATCAGAAGCAGACCCAATATATAAACGAATGTTAGGAATGTCAAGAGGATAAACCTCAGCGTCAAAGGCGCCGCCCAGCTTAAACTCAGAAGTCTAAGACATATAAGGTTCCGTCAGGTCGAACGTATCCCCCGATATGAAACCGGCTTCGTCATAAACGTTGACGTTAGAACGCCTACCGCGTGCAGACCGCGAAGAACCTGCGATAGCATTAATTTTTGATCCGTTTTCAAGCTCGCAACGGTTTCCCGCTTTAAAATCGTGGACGAACCCCTCGCTATCACTTTTGGTGCGTTTTAACTCATCTACAAACACAGTGTTGTTCGCTACAATGGTTTTAATGTTACCAATAGCGATATCTTCCATTTTTTTAAAAGTATCGTTAGCTGTTGTCCAGTTTTCAGAGATAATCTGTGTCTATAATTTGGGAAACAGTAAATCTCTAGCCATTAAAAAACAACCAACCAAAAAAGACTTACCCGAGTTTCTAGAACAAGCCCAAACGACGTATTCTTTGGTCCAAGACTCGGCAATAAGCCATTTTTGATAATCCATTAGGGTAATTTGAAAAACAAGTTCAATAAATTGAACGGGATTTTTTCGCCCCCACTAGATTAACTATATATATTTCTTTAACGCTTCATAATCACGAAGAGTCAAATTATTAGAAGCTTTTTTCTTATATACACTTATCATAGCTGCGCCTCTTTATTAACCATTACCGTCATAAAGATGGTATTCTCGCTAAATAAATTGCTCAATTTCTTTTTCTGAGATACCCTTTTTACGATATTCTTTTTCAAGCTCTTTGAGCAATTGTTGTTTAACGATTTTTTCTTTGGCTATACGGAGAGCCTCTCTTGACTCTCTAGCAATTTGCTATGCTTCGCGCACCATTTTACACTAAGCTGTTAAAATATCTGCATAATCAGTCTTCGATAAATTCACCTAATTTAGTTGGGCGCGGAAACTTATGTTGGCAACTTCCTCTATAGACTTCGAAGTTTCGATATCATAAAAATTAGTGATACCCTCATCAATACCCCGTTCCTCAATTTGATTCATAACGTCGGACAACATACCCTTACCGTTTGAGCCAACGCCTTTTACAGTAAAAGCGTTTTTCTCGGCGGTTGTGTTAATATTATCTTGCAGGGTTTTCTGTATTTTTATCAACTGGTCTAAAGTTTTCTATGTTTCTTCAGTTACCTCGCCAGTTTTCATAATATCATTAATTTTTTTCTGATATTTTT